CCCCTGTTTGTCCCCCCCTTTGATCATGCAAGTTGTTACCACAGAAGAATTCCGACATATGATCATTCGTGAAAGCTCGACCCTGGAAACCACCGAGCCTTCCAGTCTATCCGATGGGAAACTTTTTAAGTTTCTCGGTGCTGTAAGACACTTATTGGCCTTAGACCTTGGCGTCACCACACATTTCATGCGTTGGTGGAACCGAGGCCGTGTGCGGTCACACACAATACGAGCCGGCGAGCTAGCGATAGCTGCCATTGACGGCCTAGAAGATGAATATGAAGTTCACGTCGTCAAAAAGGGCGAGCCCAGAGGAATGAATCCGCAACGACGGTACCGTTACGCCTCTGAGCTTGCCGCCGCATGCAGAATGGCTATTCCTGGAATCCATGTTAACACCAGTGCCAACCGTCAGGTTGCTCATCATTGGATGTCGAAGGAGATGGAAAACCATAATGTACGGCTCGCACACCGCCCTGCTATTTTGGCACATGCGTTGTTGTTTGTGAGGATGCCCACTGCTGTGGATTTGGAAGTCCTCCAATTAGAGCAAACACCAGCCTTTGTCAATAGAGTTGCCGAGAGTCAACTGCAATACTACTCTCGTGACCAACCATGGTTGCTCAACTGGCGCGGAGATATCCGTCGCACAGAAGGGCCACCCTCTGGCTAGGGCAGCCTGGAGATGTTACCTGGGGTTGATTGCTTGGCAACAAGCATTCCCGTCAACCCGTACTTGCAGGTAACTAAAACTCTAGGGAAACCCTGTAAACAACGAAAAACTTTTGTGTTGTGTGCTCTTTCACACAATCACAATTACGCTGTTTACAACAACAATCTCACCGCTATAGAGCGGGCGATAAATGAACGAATATTCTTCGTTGACTACGGTGATGGATTTCAGCCGCCTTTGAAACCCACACAGTCCTTTGTAGATGCATTAGCACCTATGTTCAAGCAGCTTCGTAAGCTTGTTCAATATACCACCCCATTAACCGCGCGTGAATTCGCCGGGACCTATGTTGGTCGTAGAAGAACAATCTATGATAAGGCTTGTGATAGTTTGCTGATCAAACCCATTACAAAGAACGACTCCATCGTCAGCGCATTTATCAAGGCCGAAAAGTACAATTTTACTAAGAAGCCTAACCCCGCACCTAGAATCATTCAACCACGTGGTCCTAGATATATAGTTGAAAGTGGTAGGTATGTAAAACCTATTGAGAAGAAAATTTACAAGGCCATAGACTCCGTCTATGATTCCCCCACGATCTTCAAAGGTAAAAATGCTGAGGATCGTGGCGCCGCACTCCGTTCACACTGGGACACCTTCCGTAAACCTGTAGCAATTGGCATCGACGCAAAGCGATTTGACCAACATGTCTCAAAGGAAGCCCTGGAGTGGGAACATTCGATATACAGACTCTACTATCCC